AGATATTATTAACCTTTTGCCTAGGGTGGCATCTTCCTGCATTTGCTGATGAGCCAGAGGATGTAACAACCCCGCAGTTTACATTTCTAGATTATCGACAGCCTGCTCCTTTTCGCGGGACTTTGTTTAACCCCCGCGCCACGGCGGAGTTGCTGGCGATGCCAGACAACTTGCGTGCAGAGTTTGACTTGGAGTTGGAATACCAGTTGGATGTACAGTCCACAGAATACCAGTTTAGGTTAGACACTGCAAGTGCAAAATATACTGCTTTAAACAACGAGTATATTTTGGTGATGGAACAAAAGGATGGAGAGATCACCGCGCTACAAGATCTTATAAATGCTCAATCCCCATCCAATCGAGAATGGTGGATTGCAGGCGGTGCAGTCGGCGGCGCAGCTATAACATTAGGGATTGTGTATGCGGTTTTATCCGCATCGGGAAAGTAACATGGGAAAACAGAAAGACCCCAACTATGTTGTTCGTGTTGAGAAAGCCATTGCCGATAAATACGGTAAAGAAACTATTCAAAATCCAAGGAGCAATTGGACTGAGCAAAAGGAGCAAGAGTTCCTTCAGCAACTAAAGGTGCAAAGCAAGCGAAAAGGCAAACTCGCAGAGAAAGCCGAGAAGGTCGAAGTTAATGGCATTTTAGTTTCTCAAAAACTACTTAGTAGAGAAACCAATAGGACGTGTCCCGTTTGCGACATATATTCATTTGACCTAAAAGATGATGTGTATATGAATAAGTTTGAGTGCTGCTTCACATGTTATATTCAATACGTGGAAGATCGCGAAGAACGATGGAAAACAGGTTGGCGACCAAAACTAGGAGATAATAAAACAAATGGCAACAACACTTGAAGTAATCAGGGGAATCTCGCAAGCCGTTGCGAATGCACGCGACGGAGGACATGACGAGAAGTACTCTTATGATGGAGAGGCACGCAAAGTCGGGCTCTTCCGAGAAGAAGGAGACGTTATTACGGATTCCAGAGGCGGTGCAATGGACGGCTTCGGCGTACGTTTTCATGGTGACCGTCTGATCATCAACTATCAGTACGACTGTATGCTCAAGCATGTACACGAATCCGGCTTTGAAGACGCAATCCATGAGAAGGTTGCAAATGTTGCCAAGTATCTGCGCGGCGAATATAAGAAGGTCACAGGCTCCGGACTGACTTTGACCAAGGAAGGTGATTGTGACGTTCTGGTTGAGTATATCTCTCGGGTCAGAACATCCGTTAAAGCTTGTCAGGTTTATAAGATTGGCGGCTTGAGCGAAGTCGTTGCGGCTAGTAACGATGAATCCCGGGACGTAGATTCGGCAATCAAGGATTGGTTGTCTATTGGTAAGGACAAGTATCCTCGCACAAAGAAACCTTCTAACGTGACGAGAAAAAACGACTAAGATGGCATGGCTTTTCAGTTATCTAAAGAGGAAAGTGTAAAAGAGATTGTAAAGAGCGGTAAAGATCCAGTTTACTTTATCAACAATTACTGCAGAATCTCACACCCTATTCACGGGCTAATCCCGTTTAAAACATACGATTTCCAGCAGGACTTACTGCAGAACTTTAACGATCACAGATTTAATGTAATCTTGAAAGCGCGCCAAATGGGTATTTCAACCATCGTGGCGGCTTATATCGTTTGGATGATGCTGTTTCACCGCGACAAGAACGTACTGGTTATGGCTACCAAATTTGGTACCGCAGCTAACTTGGTCAAGAAAGTCAAAGCAATGATGAGAGGATTACCTGATTTTATTAAGATTTCATCTATCGATGTGGATAACCGCACGTCATTTGAATTAACCAACGGTTCACAGATTAAAGCGTCTTCGACCTCCGGTGATGCCGGTCGTTCTGAGGCGCTGTCTCTTTTGGTGCTTGACGAGGCTGCTCACGTCGAAGGCTTGGACGAGCTTTGGATGGGTCTGTATCCTACGATTTCTACTGGTGGGCGCTGTATTGCACTGTCTACACCAAACGGTGTTGGTAACTGGTTCCACACAAAGTATGTGAACGCGGAGTCGGGAGACAACGACTTCTACCCTATTAAACTTATGTGGGATTTACATCCCGACCGCGATCAAGAATGGTTTGACAAAGAAACCCGCAACATGTCTCGCCGCGAAATCGCTCAAGAGTTCGAGTGCAACTTTAATACTTCTGGTGATACTGTTATTCATCCTGACGACATTGGCTGGATCAGCAGCACAGTGATGGAGCCTAAGTATCGCACCGGCTTCGACCGCAACTATTGGATTTGGGAAGAACACCAGTCTGGCGCATCGTATGTGCTGGTCGCTGATGTTGCTCGCGGCGACGGCGCGGACTATTCCGTGTTTCACATAGTCAAACTCGAAACGCTTGAAGTGGTTGCAGAATATCAGGGTAAGCCCAGCATCGACATGTTCGCGACAATATTAGATTCCGCCGGTAGAGAATACGGCAACTGCATGATCGTTGTCGAAAACAACAACGTTGGCTTTTCTGTTCTGGAGAAGTTGATCGACAAAACTTACCCCAACGTTTATCATTCAGTGAAGTCTACGCATGACTATGTGGAGCAACACATCGCGGAAGGAATGTCAAATTCGGTACCGGGTTTTACTACTTCTATGAAAACTCGCCCACTGATCGTTGCAAAATTGGAAGAGTTTATAAGAAATAAACTAATTACAATATACTCAAATAGGACTTTGCGCGAAATCGAAACTTTTATCTGGAACAACGGCAAGCCCCAAGCCATGAGAGGCTACAATGATGACTTGGTTATGTCATTGGCTATCGCCTGTTGGGTCCGAGATACTGCATTCGTTGCAAACGCACGCAATATTGAATACAAAAAGGCATGTTTGGGTTCCATGGTTAGATCAAATACTAAGATGGAATCTAAAATACCCGGTCAATTAGGTTATAAAAAAGGCGGCTCTTTTGATAGAATAAACGAGCAAGAAATTATTAAGCAACACAAAGAATACTCATGGTTATACAAGGGATAATAAATGGCTCCACCAAGAAATAAGAATTCAAATCTTAAAAACCCCAGAAATCCGCAGTCACCTCTGTTCAAGCGGCTGACTCGATTACTTTCTGGTCCGATTGTCAACCGCCGCGTGCAAATGCAGCGCCGGTACCGTCGTGCTCAACTTGACAAGTTCAACTTTACGTCTGCCGGCGGCTTAAACTTCAAGAGAACATCGTATAACCCATACGATAACCTTAGCGCACAGGTAATGGCGAATCAGAATCGCCAAGAGCGCTACCTTGACTTTGACCAGATGGAATATATGCCAGAGATTGCCTCTGCGCTGGACATTTACGCTGACGAGATGACAACATCTACGATTCTCAGCCCACTTTTAAAGATTGATTGTTCCAACGACGAGATCAAAGTCGTGTTGGACAACCTATATCACAAGATTTTGAACATTGATTCCAACTTGTTTGGTTGGTGCCGTACCATGTGCAAGTTTGGTGACTACTTCTTGTACTTGGACATCGATGAGACTCATGGTGTAAAGAATGCAGTCGGTATTCCGCTTGAAGAGCTTGAGAGAATGGAGGGAGAGGACAAGACCAATCCTAATTATGTGCAATACCAGTGGAACTCAGGTGGATTGACCTTTGAAAACTGGCAGATTGCGCACTTCCGGATCCTTGGTAATGACAAGTTTGCCCCATATGGCACTTCGGTACTTGAAGGAGCCCGCCGAATCTGGCGTCAGCTTACTTTGCTTGAAGATGCGATGATGGCATACCGTATTGTGCGTTCACCTGAGCGCCGAGTGTTCTACATTGACGTTGGTAACATCCCACCGCACGATGTAGAGCAATTTATGCAGAAAGTCACGACTCAGATGAAGAGAAATCAGGTTGTGGACCCGACCACTGGTCGTGTTGACCTCCGATACAACCCAATGAGCATCGATGAGGACTATTTCATCCCTGTTCGTGGTGGTGAGAGCAGCCGAGTCGAGTCTTTACCCGGCGGAACGTACACTGGAGACATTGACGACGTTAAATACCTCCGTGACAAGTTGTTTTCCGCTTTGAAGATCCCAATGTCCTACCTATCACGCGGTGAAGGTGGCGAAGAGGACAAAACTACGCTGGCACAGAAGGATGTGCGCTTTGCAAGGACGATTCAGCGCCTTCAGCGCTCTGTCATCTCTGAACTTGAGAAGATCGGCATCGTCCACCTCTTTACTTTAGGGTTTAGGGGCGATGATTTGATTTCGTTTAAGCTGCAGCTTAATAATCCGTCAAAGATCGCAGAACTTCAAGAGTTAGAGCACTGGAGGACCAAGTTTGACGTTGCGTCAGCCGCAACCGAAGGCTTCTTTAGCCGACGTTGGGTCTCTGAGCACCTGCTTGGCATGTCCGATGAAGAATTCCTGCGCAACCAGCGTGAAATGTTTTATGATAAGAAGATTCAGGCAATGCTTGAAGCTGCAGCCGAGCCTCCCGCCGAAGAGGGCGCAGAAGGCGGCTTAGGTGGCGATCTGGGCGGTGATCTAGGCGGAGACTTGGGTGGCGAAGAAGGCGGTGACCTTGGAGGAGATCTAGGGGGCGACCTTGGAGGAGAAGAGGGCGGCGAAATGGATCTCGGCGGTGAAGAAGGCGGTGAAGAAGAAGAGACCGCACTTCTGGCAGCACCCGGTCGTCGCGAAGACGGCGGTTATGTGACTCCCGGTTCAAAGGGGAAAGTTTATTACCCTGTTGCATCGGACTCTCGCGGAGCCGGCGCAAGAAAGCGCAGTATGCACGCAGATTCGGGACTTTCGATAGCCAGCAACTCTACTAGAAACATTTTTAAAGGAATGAGTGACTTGAATCGACTCGGAAATGGGCTTCCGGAGAATGTGGAACCTAATTATACCGAAGAGTTGCGGGTTCAATCAAGTCATTCCGAAACTCAACACCTGATTGAGAGCTTAGAGAAACTGGAGTCTAACAAAGAATGAAGCACAACAAAAAAAGAAACACAGCGTTTCTGTATGAAACGTTAGTAAGAGAACTGACCATGTGCGTAGTCAATAAAGACGTTGCACGCAAGCGCAAAATTGTTTCCATTATGAAAGAGTTTTTTAAGCGCGACACAACCTTGGGACTAGAGTTGGAATTGTACAGGACACTGTACGAAACAACAGATGTTGACGAAATGACTGCCGAGAAGTTATTGCTGGAAGTCAAGCGCGTTTACATGGCTTTGAGCCAAGAAGAGGTGTTCGACCAACAATCACAACTTATCGGCACAATCAATCGAGAGTTAGGAAAGGACACGTTTAACACGTTTGTTCCAAACTACAAAGACCTAGCAACGATATCCCAGATTTTCAACAAGCGCACCCCTATCAAGAAGCGCACCTTGTTAGAGACTAAGGTGTTGCGTAAGATGTATACTGGCGCCGAGCCTTTGACGGAGGCTACGATTAAGCCGATTGATAATGTTGTGTACAAAACGTTTGTGAATAAGTTTAATGAACAGTATTCCGAGACTCTGCGCGAAGAGCAAAATAATCTATTGAGCGCTTACATTATTTCCTTTTCGGATAATGGTGTTGCACTCAAAATGTTCTTAAACGAAGAACTCTCCAGACTTAAAAATATTGTAGCAAGCGCCCGTTCTTTGAACGAGGTTGCTGCTGACAGCAATATGTTGGCAAAAACCAATAAGGTTCTGGAAACTTTAGACAGCTTTTCACAACGCCAGATTGACCGTGAGATGCTTATGCAGATTATGAAGATTCAAGAACTGGCAGCGGAGATTAATAACTAATGGCAGGGATCGTAATCAAGGTTGGACAAGGTGACGGTTTCGATGAAGAGAACCGCGTTGACACCGAGAGGGAGACGCAGGCTACGGTAACGCTAGACGTACGCAAGACTTTGGCTGGCGACTTGGTTATTTATGATCACGAAGATATAGACATTATTATCTCTCCCAAGAGCAAGCTGGTTATTGCGTTCGCCAAGGACGAGATTAATGATATGGTGTACGATGCGCAAAGCCGGCTGTTTGACTATCTTTCTAAGAAAGGCGTCGTTAAGCGTGAATCAATTCAGGGTGGCAACGTATATGGCGCCATGCAAGCTGAGTTAGAAGAAGCAAACGATGAAGGCGTGGACGCCGTACAGGTCGCAATACTGAATGTGACGAAGTTTATGGAAGAAGAGGCGCCTCGCTTTATGTACAACCGCATGTACGATGAGCAAGAAGAGGAGCGCATGACCGAGCCAGACGGAGAAGAGTCAACAGAGCTTGGTGAGGTTCCACACAAGCGAGAGAAGGGCTCGATTCGACCGGGCATCTATCGCAATGCATATATGCATAACAGATTTTACAGAGCATAGAGGTGTAAATTGTATCAACTATTTTGGTTTTGCCTAGCGGCATATGGGATGACCCAGATTATCGTTTATGGCAAGATTTTTGATCGAGTAAGACCAGTGATTGGCTTCTGGGGTGATTTATTCCACTGCCCCATGTGTGTTGGGTTCTGGGTTGGGCTATTTTTGTTCGGCGTTAACTACAATACAGAACTATTTACGTTTGAGTATACGGTTGCCAATTTATTGATTTGCGGCTGTGTCTCATCTGCCGCCTCCTACATACTAGGCATGGTGTTTGGCGACAATGGAATACAAATAGGAAGGGAGCAATAATGAATACAGATTTCTGGACAGCGAAGTGGATGCTTCAGCCAGTACGTCTTTGTAAGAAGGGCTGCTGACTCGGGCGGGTAGCGCCCGTCATTTTTTATTAGAGAATATTATGAAGAAAGTACTTTTACGAGAATATTATGAGCTATGCGAAGGCGGCGTCTGTCAGGATCTCCTGACGGAAGAGGAGAAGATCTATGTC